TTTGATGGACAACCAAAAGAAACATTAACTGAACCAAATTCTGAGATTGGATAATGAATGAAGGCGTTTAAACAATTTAAAAAAGAATTACAAGAGGTATTGACGCCGACACAAAGGTTTAAAAAAAGAATACATTTTGCCAGGTCAAAACCAAAAAGAATGGCAGGATTACGTAGAAATAAAATGAGAGCAATTCCAACAGGAGGTAGAGAAGCTCTTCGTAAACAAGCTAGAAGAAAGTTTACTACATTTTTAAAACAGAGAGTTAGAAAAGATTTATCAGCTTCTCAATTACAAAAACAATCTCCTGGTCAAAAGGCCAACATTGAAAGAATGGTGGCGAGATTAAAAAAATCTCCAGCTCAAAAAGCCAAGATGACTTCATGGACAAGGGCGGGAGGAAAAATGTATAGAGAACTTATAACCAAACGGAAGAATCGAATTAAATCTATGAGAGCTTCCAAAAGGAAGAAAAAATAAGGGGATAAAAATATGAAATTAATTACAGAAGTTTCTGAAGCATTAGAGTATGTTGCTGAAGAAGGAAAAGATGGAACAACGAATTATAAAATTCGTGGAATCTTTATGCAAGCAGAACAGATGAATAGAAATAAAAGAACATATCCTCTTTCTGTTCTCGAAAGTGAAGTTAAGAGATACAATAAAGAATATGTTAATAAAAATAGAGCATTTGGTGAATTAGGTCATCCTGACGGCCCTACTGTTAATTTAGATAGGGTTTCTCATATGATCACAAAGTTGGATCAAGAAAAAAATGATTTTGTTGGCGAAGCTAAAATTTTAAATACACCAAATGGTAAAATTGTCAGAGAACTTATTTCAGCGGGTGCTACACTTGGAGTATCTTCTAGAGGAATGGGATCTTTGACCCCTACACGGAATGGAAGCGTTGTAGGAAATGATTATTATCTGTCAACAGCAGGTGATATTGTCGCAGACCCTTCTGCCCCCAATGCCTTCGTTGAAGGAATTATGGAAGGAAAAGAATGGGTTTGGGATAACGGCATAATTAAAGAAACAGAAATAGATAAATATAAGCAGAGTATTTTATCAGCTACAAGCGTTACTTTAGAAGAAGCTAAGCTAAATGCGTTTGCTGATTTTATTTCTAAGTTATAAAGTATTATAAATACTTAAACAATTATAGACAAATATATTCCATTAATATTTGAAACTCAGTTAGGAGCAATAAAAATGGTAAAAGAAGAAACAACGGAAGCAGAAGTTCTCGAAGAAGGACAGGCTGAAGCTGAAAATGAAGCTCCCGTAGAAGAGCTAGACGAAGCTCCTGCAGGGGTTCAAGATTTAGGTGGCGATGATCCAAATACGGGAAAAGCGAATAAACCCGATGCAGGAACGTCTCAATCACCATCCAGAAAAGCGGATAAAAGAAATCCAGAAAAAAAGCAACCAACTCAAGGAAATTCAGTAAAACCCGCACATGAAGAAAAGGAAGTGAAATCAAATACTAAAAATGGTATGATTGCACAAGTTTATGAAATGTTGAAGGGTATGAATAAGGATGAAATTTCCGAAAAATTTGGATTAATTCAAGATTTAGTAGATTTAGATATTCAAGAATTAAATTCAACTGCTGATGCAGAAGCGGCAGAAGAAGATGTTGTTGCTGAAGCACAAGAAAAAATTCTTTATTCTCGAAAAGATCTTACCGCAGATGATATTGAACTCGATTCCAATGAGGATATTGAGGCAATGTCTGGTAAAGAAGAACTTTCAGATGAATTTAAAGCGAAAGCTAAAGATATCTATGAAACAGCTGTAAAAGCTAAAGTAGTAGATGAAGTAAATAAGAGAGTTGAGAAAATCGAAGAAGAATATCTCAACGAAATTGAAGATTCAACAAAGAAATTCCAAGGTGAAATGGTTGAAAAGGTAGACAACTATCTCAACTATGTCGTTACAGAATGGATGGAAGACAATAACCTTGCGGTTGAGCGAGGGATTAAATCTGAATTAACAGACGATTTTATGACAGGTTTAAGAAATCTCTTTAAAGAACATTACATAGATGTTCCAGAAGAGAAAGTAGACATTGTGGATGACCTGTTTGATAAGGTCGAAGAACTTGAAAGTAAATTGAACGAAGAAATTGATAAAAACGTTTCTTTGAAAAAAGACCTCGCAGAAGCTACAAAAGAAGGAATCTTGAGTGATGTTTGTGAAGATTTGGCAGACACACAAAAAGAAAAAATTTCCAGTTTAGCGGAAGGTGTAGAGTTTGAAAATGAAGACCAATTTAAAGCTAAATTAGCAATGCTAAAAGAATCATATTTTCCTCAAAAAGAAGTAGTTAAAAGTGAAGACGATGTCACTGAAACAACTTTATCGACCGAGGAACTGAGTGAAGAAATTGAAGGTGTTCAAGCGGAAAAAAGAGATGCTCAAATGCAAGCATATCTTAATATGTTAGACACTAAAACTAAGTAATTTAACTTATAACCACTTATACATTAAAGGAGAATAAATGTATATTGCTGAAGAAATTCAAAAAAAGTGGGCACCTGTGATCAATCATCCTGATTTGGATGAGATTAAAGATCCTTATAAAAGACAGGTGACCGCTGTAATTTTAGAAAACCAAGAACGTATGATGCGCGAATCGCGTGGTGGTATGGGGCTCTTAGCGGAGTCAGGTCCTACTAATGTCATGGGTGCTTCCAGCTCTACAGCTGGAGATGGATCAGTAGATATCTACGATCCAGTACTTATTTCGTTGGTAAGACGTGCGATGCCTAACCTAGTTGCGTATGACGTTTGTGGTGTACAACCGATGACAGGACCTACCGGTCTTATTTTTGCGATGAGAGCAAGATATGCTACACAAGGTGGCGATGAGGCTCTCTTTAATGAAGCTAATACTTCATTTGGTTCAGCGAATACCAACGCAGCGAACACGCAAACCGGTGATAATCCTGCAGATTCTGGATATATGGCATATACCGGTATGTCAACAGCTAATGCAGAGACAAGAGGCGCAAATGATCCTCAAGTTGATGGTGACGCTATTCCAGAAATGGCTTTCTCAATCGAGAAGGTAACCGTAACCGCAGTAAGTAGAGCACTGAAAGGTGCATACTCAATGGAATTGGCACAAGACTTGAAAGCAATTCATGGTCTTGACGCTGAAACCGAATTGGCTAATATTCTTTCCGCTGAAATTTTGGCTGAAATTAATAGAGAAGTCATTCGTTCCATTGGCTCGTCAGCGAAACCTGGTGCAGCATATGGTACTGCAACCGCAGGTACTTTCGACTTAGACGTTGACTCTAACGGTAGATGGTCAGTTGAAAAATTTAAAGGTCTGATGTTCCAAATCGAACGTGAAGCTAATGCGATAGCAAAAGACACACGTAGAGGAAAAGGGAACATGATCATTTGTGCATCTGATGTTGCTTCGGCACTTCAAATGGCAGGTGTTCTAGACTACACTCCAGCGATGCAAACTGGAATTAACGTTGATGATACTGGTAATACTTTTGCTGGTGTTCTCAATGGTCGATTCAAAGTTTACATTGATCCATTTGCGGCTAACCAAGCAACCAACTATATGATTGTTGGTTACAAAGGTTCTAGTCCTTATGATGCTGGACTTTTCTATTGTCCATATGTTCCACTGCAAATGGTAAGAGCAATTGGTGAAGATAACTTCCAGCCACGTATCGGGTTTAAAACTCGTTATGGTATGGTAGCTAATCCTTTCGCTACATCCGCCGCAGCTGGTGCAGTTGACATCGACGGTACACTCGGTGCGACTAACCAAAATGTGTATTACAGATTGGTCAAAGTTGCTAACTTGATGTAATCTAACCAAAAAGGGGGAGTTAGTCTTTGACGTCTCCCCTTTTTTTACGCCCTAAATACTATTATGGCAACAATAGCAGGCAGACCTGAAAATTTAAGTTATCTTTCTCCAGTTGGGTTTAAGTTTTTATTAAACAAATTACCCAACGTTGAGTATTTCTGCCAAGGAATTACTCTTCCTGGAATTTCCCTTATGTCAGTTCCCCTAGAAACCCCATTTACAAGAATACCTTATCCAGGAGATAGAGTAGAATTTCAGGATTTTATTGTTAGATTTATTATTGATGAAGATATGTTAAATTTTACTGAAATATTTAAGTGGATGCAAGGTTTGGGATTTCCGGACAGTTTTGATCAATATAAGGCACTTAAAGATTCTGATCCAGCAGCACCAGGGGCGAACGCGGGAATTACATCTGACGCGACTCTAATAGTATTGACAGGAGCATCTACTCCAAAAATTAGAGTATCTTTTAAAGATTGTTTTCCAATGATGTTATCAGCTGTAAATTTTGATACAGCAAATGAAGATATTCAATATATTCAAGCTGATGCCACTTTTTCTTATAGATCATTTGATATAGAAAACATACGAAAATAATAGGATTATATTATGAAAATTGAAGAAATTGAAAGTCTGTGGGAAACAGACAGTAAAATAGATTCTGCCGATTTATCAGGAGAATCCCTCAAATCCCCCCAGTTACATAACAAATATTTCAAAATTTTAAATCAGGAAATATTAGCTAGTAAATACATAGAATCTCAAAAACATATTCTCAGAAAGAAAAAATGGTCATATTTTAATGGTATAAGTATAGATGAGAATAATGATGAAGTTTTTCCAGTTAAAAGAGGACATAAACTTACAAAGGATGATGTTAATGCATTGATCGAAGGTGAACAAGAATTTATAGATACGCGATTGAAATTGGAGTTACAAAATCAAAAAATAACATATCTCGAATCTATAATAAAAGAAATATCTCAAAGAACATGGAATATTAAGAATGCAATCGAGTGGCACAAGTTCACAAATCCAGAACATTGATACTATATTTGTATCAAAAATAAATGAATCATACATTAAAGTAAAAACAAATCCATCAGTTGCACAAGAATTGTGTGATTATTTTACATTTAGTGTTCCAGGATTTCAATTCATGCCCGCATTTAGAGAAAAATTGTGGGATGGAAAAATTAGATTATATAGTGTACATGACCAAAGACTTTATTTTGGTTTATTATCTTATGTGCAGAAGTTTGCTCAAGGCAGAAAGTATCCATGTATTTGTCAAGAAAATGTTAATAATATCCATAACATAACGGATGGTGATTTATTTGATTATATTGTAAGTTTAAAATTACCATTTGATCCACATGATTATCAATTTGATGCTATACGAGCGGGTATAATTTTTAAAAGAATGTTATTAGTATCTCCGACGGCTTCTGGAAAATCATTTATAATATATTTGTTAATAAGATATTTACAGGATCATTTAAATAAAAAGAAGATACTTTTAATAGTACCCACAACGTCACTCACATCACAAATGTATAATGATTTTGGAGATTATTCAATAAATAATGGATGGTCTAATAGAGATAATTGTCATGTTGTTTTTGCTGGACAAGATAAGGTTTCAGAAAAACCTATTATCATTTCTACATGGCAGAGTATATATAAATTAAAAGAGGAATATTTTTCTCAATATGATGCAATATTTGGAGATGAGGCTCATGGATTTAAATCAAAATCATTAACAAATATAATGACTAAAGCCATAAATGCGGACTATAGAATAGGCTCTACAGGGACTCTAGATGGCACTCAGACACATAAACTAGTTTTAGAAGGGTTATTTGGTCGAGTTTTTAAATCGACTACTACAAAGGATCTTATTGATAAAAATATACTATCACCATTTAAAATAGAATCTTTAGTATTACAGTATAGTGATGATATATGTGAGGCTGCAAAAAAATTAAAATATAGAGAAGAACTTGAATATTTAATAACTAATAAAAATAGAATAACTTTCATTAAAAATCTAGCATTGACGCTAAATGGGAATACATTAATATTGTTTTCTCTAATCAAACATGGAAAGTCTTTATTTGAAGCAATAAAGGAAGGATCAAATGATAAGCGAAGAATATTTTTTATATATGGCGGAACGGACGCCGAACGAAGAGAACAATTCAGAGGAATTACAGAAAAATCAAAAAACGCGATTATTATTGCCAGTTATGGCGTATACAGTACCGGCGTCAACATTAGGAATCTTCACAACATTATTTTCGCTAGTCCTTCTAAATCTCGTATTAGGAACCTTCAATCGATAGGTAGAGGATTGCGTAAAAGTGCAACAAAAGAAATGGCGACCCTTTATGATATTAGTGATGATCTATCTTGGAAAAGTAAATCAAATTATACATTGAATCATTTTAAAATAAGAATTCAAATGTATAATGAAGAAAGTTTTCCATATAAAATTAGAAATTTAAAGTTTAAAGGATAGTAAAAAGATTTATATTGACTCTTGCCCTTTCCTATGATATAATTAGTTATATTTAAAAATTTATAAGGAGTTAATTATGGCATCAAAGCATTATGTAAATAATGCAAAATTCTTAGAAGAAATCCAAGAATATAGAAATAAGTATTTAATTACAAAAGATAAAGGAGAAGAATCGCCTTTACTTCCAGATTATATTGGAGAATGTTTTATGTTGATAGCAGAGAGGCTTTCTCATAGACCAAATTTTATGAATTATGCATTTAGAGAAGATATGATATCTGATGGTATAGAAAATTGTTTGCAGTATGTTAATAATTTTGATCCTGAAAAATCATCAAATCCATTCGCATATTTCACACAAATTATATATTATGCATTTTTAAGAAGAATACAAAAAGAAAAAAAACAGTTATATATTAAATATAAAACGATTGATAAAAATAGATTTTTGGAAGACAATGCTGATTATATTGCATCTGAAAAATCTACAGGTGCAACAGATCAAGTATCTATGGAAAAATTTTCAGAAATTTATGATTTTATAGATAATTTTGAAAGATATAAAAGAAAAAAATCCAAAAAAGCCAAACCCACACCACCATTATATAAAGAAGAAAAAGATGAAGCTAGCGCTGATAACTGATACCCATGCGGGTGCAAGAAATGATTCTGCTATTTTTAATAATTTTTTTATGGATTTTTATGAAAATCAATTTTTTCCTACAATAAAGGAAAGAGGAGTAGAAGCCATAATTCATCTTGGAGATTTATTTGATAGAAGAAAGTATATTAATTTCAATACACTATCTTCTTGGAGAGAAAAATTTTTCAAGCCATGTCAAGAATATCCATGTCATTTTATTTTAGGTAATCATGATGTTTATTATAAAAATACAAATGATGTAGCAAGTACAGATTTATTGTTGCGAGAATATGATTTTGAAATTTATAATGTTCCCAAAGAAGTAAAATTTGGAACTTTGGATATTTTGTTCATGCCCTGGATTAATGATGAAAATTATGAAGAATGTATTAGTGCGATAAAAGAAACAAAATCTCAAGTAATGTTTGGTCATTTTCAAGTAGATGGATTTGAAATGCATAGTGGCGTATATTCACAAGAGGGAATGAAGAAAAATATATTTGAGAAATTTGATGTTGTATTAAGTGGACATTTTCATCATAAATCTGATAATGGAACTTTATTTTATTTGGGCAATCCATATGAAATGACTTGGCAAGACTATGCAGATCAAAAGGGGTTTCATATTTTTGATACAGAATCAAGAGAGTTAGAATTTATACCAAATGAAAAGGTAATTTTTAAAAAAATATATTATGATGATACAGATAAAGATTTTACTGATATAGTAAATGCTGATTATTCTGAATATAAGAATTGTTATGTTAAAGTAGTTGTCCAAAAGAAATCTGACTCTTACTTGATGGAACAATTAATACAAAGAATAGAGCAAAATGATCCATCTAGTGTGGTGGTAGTAGACACACATATTGATAGTATGATATCTGATCAACTTATAGAAGATATTGAGTCTGAAGACACAATGTCAATTGTATCAAGATATATAGAAGCATTAGAAACTAATGTGAATAAAGGAGAACTTGATATTTTAATGAGAGATTTACATACTGAAGCACTTCAAACTGAATTTATTACTTCATAAAGGAAACCATGAGCAATTATGATATGGATGAGATAGAAAGACAAAGACGAAAAACACAGGAAGAATCAATTAAAGGCACGAAACCAAAGAGAAAGCCGACCGCATGCGGGCCTGGCAATCCAATGATAGAAACAAAATCAAATATACCCATTTCATTACCTAATAAAGACGCAATCAAGCTCGCTATTTTAGCACATGAAAATAATGTAACGCTCAATGCATATTGTATAGATATTTTAAGACAAGGAATTGAAAGTGGAGAGCATCGATTTGAACACGATTCTCGTCCCCAACTTTTAAATGAATCTTAATGATAATATTTAAGAAGGTCCGTTGGACTAATTTCTTGTCAACAGGAAATAATCCCGTCGAAATCCTTTTAGACAAATCCACAACATCATTGATTATTGGAGAGAATGGTTCTGGAAAATCAACCATTCTTGATGCACTATGCTTTGCGCTGTATGGAAAACCATTCAGAAATATTAATAAACCACAATTGGTAAATTCTACAAATGAAAGAGGAACATTAGTAGAATTGGAATTTTCAATTGGAAATAATTTTTATCAAGTGTCTAGGGGAATAAAACCTAATATATTTGAAATAAAATGTAATCAAAAATTAATAAATCAAGACTCTCATTCTAGAGATTATCAAGAATATCTTGAGAAAACAATTTTACAATTTAATTATAAATCATTTACACAAGTTGTAATTCTTGGATCTGCATCCTTTACTCCATTCATGCAATTAAAATTGACGGATAGGAGAAATATTATTGAATCTCTTTTAGATATTCAAATTTTTTCATTAATGAACAATCTTTTGAAGGAGCGTGTTTCTGAAAATAAAAATGAATTAGATGATTTGGCAATACAAAAAGATAAAATAAATCATCAAATTAATGTACAAAATGATTATATAACATCTCTTGAAAAAGACAATCAAAAATTGATTGAAGAAAATCAAAAGAAAATAGATGATTCGAATATTCAAATAGATTCGTATAATAAGGATAATGTAATAATCCAACAATCTACCAATTCTTTGATAGAGTCTGTTAAAGATTCTAATAAAATCAATACTCGAAAGAAAAAACTTGACATTTTGAAAGAAAAGGTTCAGGATAGTATACAGTCAAAAGAACATGAAATACATTTTTATGAAGAAAATACAGATTGTCCAACATGTAAACAATCAATAGATGAGATATTCAGATCTGAACAAATTAAAACTAAGAAAAATAAAGTTGGCGAACAGCAGAGTGGATTGAAAGAACTGATAACTGAATTAGAAACCACTCAAACAAAAATAGATGAAATTTCTATACAACTTGAACAGATATCAGATTTTCAATCAAAAATTTCAAAAAATACAAATTCTATTTTAGGAATACAAAAATATATTGAAAAGATTAAAGATGAATTATCTAAACTTTCTCTGACAGGAAATATTAAAGAACAAAGAAAAAAATTAGCAGATTATCAGAACAATTTAAATAAATATGAAGAAGAGGTTAAAGGCTTATTTACAGTTAAAGAGATACATGAGGTTGCCACATCTTTATTAAAAGATGGGGGAATTAAATCTCGTATTATAAAAACTTATTTACCAATAATAAATACGTATATTCAGAGGAATCTTACAGCATTAGATTTTTATGTTTCATTTAATCTAGATGAAAATTTTAATGAAACAATAAAATCTAGGTTTAGAGATGACTTTACATATTCATCATTTTCGGAAGGTGAGAAGATGAGAATTGATTTGGCATTATTATTTGCTTGGAGACAAGTCGCTAAAATCAAAAATAGTATGAACACTAATCTATTAATACTTGATGAAGTATTTGACAGTTCCTTAGATGCAGCAGGAACAGATGAATTTTTGAAATTGATAAATGGTTTAGATAAAAATATTAATACTTTTGTTATCTCTCATAAGGGAGAATCTCTTTATGAAAAATTTAAACACATGATTAAATTTGAAAAGAAAAATTATTTTAGTAGAATAGTAGATTATGAGAATCCTACCATTAGTTGAAGAAACAGCAGATATTCTTTGTGAACCGTTAGTTCCCTTTGATTGGAATAATCCACAACAAGATCCTGAAGAATTATCAAATATATTAATAGAAAATATGAGAGAGCACGAAGGGATTGGATTAACTAGTAATCAAATAGGACTCAATTTATCTGCATTTGCCATGATTTGGGATAGTAAACCAATTGTTGTTTTTAATCCTGAAATTATAGAATACAGTGAAGAAACTACGTATTTTAGAGAATTATGTCTTTCATATCCTGGGTTGGAGATAGCAATAAGAAGATCAGAATCTATAAAGGCACAATTTGAAGTTTCAGATGGATCTACAAAGGGGGCGGTTTTTAATGGTCTTTCTTCTAGAATATTTCAACATGAAATGGAACATGTGAGGGGCAGAGAATATTTTTGGGAAGTTTCTAATTTTATTTTAAAACAAGCAATGAAAAAGCGTAAACATAATTTAAAAAAAATGAGGAGAGATGTCTAAATCAAAAATTGACAAAAGGCAATTTCACAAAAAACAAAGAATGAATAATGTATTGCGTCACTTACCTTTTTTTAACAGAGAAGAAGATGAGGATTGGGAAGACGCAATATCAGATATATATGAAGAAAACTCAAACAATTACACAACAATGAGGTCAAATGGAGAATCTACAGGAAGAGAACAAGATTATTGAATTAAAATTCTCTTTAGAAAATAACTGGAAATGGATGGCTAAAGATGAAGACGGATCTGTTACAGTTTTTAATAAAAAACCAAATTTAATAGATGGGGTTTGGGATAGTTTAGGAGAGTTTAAAGTTCTCACTCATCCCAATTCAGGATCACTGTTAGCTAATTGGGAAGATTCACTCATACCAATTTAGGGGCTGTAGCTCAACTGGGAGAGCGCATCCCTTGCACGGATGAGGTAGCAGGTTCGATCCCTGTCAGCTCCACCATATATTATGTTATTAAAACAATTACACAAAATAACTGCATCTGAATTTGTCGCAGATAGACATTATTCTGCAGTAATGCCAAGACTTACAAAATATTTTCTTGGATGTTTTGTTGAAGAAGAATTAGTAGGTGTGATCACATTTGGTTGGGGCACAAGACCAAAACATACAATTCAAGCATTATTTCCAGAATTGAACACAAAAGATTATTATGAAATTGGTAAAATGTGTATGGATGATTCTATGCCTAAAAATAGTGAATCACAAATGTTGTCAATGGCAGTTAAGTGGTTAAGAGAAAATACAGATATCAAATATCTTTTTACATGGGCAGATGGAATCGTAGGTAAGCCAGGATATGTGTATCAGGCTGCAAACTTTCTGTATGGTGGATTTTCTATAACAGATACCTATGTTACTGAAACTGGCGAGAAAGTACATCCAAGAACTCTACAAGGAATTCTACCAAATAAAGAAGGTTTGAAGTATGGTCATAGACCCAATTTTGAACAATTGAGGGATTTGAAATTGAGTAGAGTTAAAGGAAAGCAATTCAGATACATTTATCCTATGACTAAGAAAGATAGAAAATATTTGAAAAAATCAACAGTTGTGTGGGGATTGAATCATCCTAAACATACAGATTTGGAATGGACAGTAAAACTTCCTGGTGAAACAAAATATGCAAAGACTCAAACAATGCCATTTGATTTAACAAAAGAATTAGAATATAATAAGAAAAATATAGCTAAATATAGAAGCGAATCAAATTTAAATAAATTTTTTAAATGATGCATGATGTAAAAGAATATATCTTAAAGTGGATAGAAGAATTTGTTAGCGTTAATAATAGTGGATTAAATAACTGGCCACCTTGTCCATATGCTAGACAGGCTGTGATTGATAATAAAATTGTATGGCGTGAATTTGATACGAATTTGTTGGACAATTTGTGTTCATTAGAATGGGATAATAATTATGATTTGTGTATTATACATACACCAAATGTTACTAGTGATTATTTGAGTGAACAAGTTAAGCTTGCAAATTCTTTTTTAATGCCGAAAGACATTGTTTGTCTGGAAGACCATCCTGATGATATTGAAGAAATAAATGGGGTTGTAATGAACAATGGCAAATACCCTTTAGTTTTTAAGCAAAAATTAAGTAACATACAAATGTTTAGTGAGAGTTTAAAACGTAAAGGATATTATGATGTTTGGAGTGAACAAAATCTAGAAGATGTAGTTAATTGGCGTCAATAGGACCTAATGCTTCAAATCCATCTATTCGATGTTTGTATGTATCATCTTCGCCCAAGTAAAGATATTCATATCCTTTTGATTTATAAAATGCACATTCATGTTTGAGACTTTTAATACCTAAACTTAATTTTGGATTTTCATAGTTCCATGCAAATTGATTACATTCAACATTTTTATTATTAAGCATGTATAGATATGAAAAGGCAACCAAATTGGTATTATCAAAGTATCCTATTATTTGTACATGATCATGTAACAATTCTTCCGCAAAAAGGGGCATGACACTTTTAAAGTTTTTATATTTACAGTAGGTATTGTATATCTCTAAGATTTGATTTGTTGGAACGGGATTTAAGATTTGTGCGGATTCATATAATGAATAATTAGTTTTACTTAAATTAATCCTACAAAAATAATAATCGATTTTTTGACGAAAGTACATAATAAAATAATATATAATATATGGATGTTTACACTATTTATGCTGATCATATCGAAGACATTGATGCAAAGTCTTTTGTTTCGAAAATGAAAGTGTTTCTTGACACATTAGTAAAACAAGAAAAGTTAGTTACATATAGAATTACGAGAATGAAGTTGGGGTTTCGTAGTATGGACTTACCTGAATTTCGTATTGATATGGAATTTAATAACCTACAACAATTAGATGATGCAATGACAAATATATTAAATGATGTTGATAACATTGAGCACAGTCATGTAGGATTTAATAAGTATGTAGATGTAGAAACTATACAACATTTTTTATATAGGGATTATCCATGAATAAAGTTAATAGCTGGTCTGAATTTCAGCCGCTTGAAGAGATTGTTATTGGTAGTGCGTTTCCACCAGAGTTTTATAATGACGTTAAGAATACTCAGATAAGAGATTGCTTACAACGTATTGCTATTGAGACTGAAGAAGATTTACAAAATTTAAAATCTACTTTAGAAAGTATGGGAGTTGTTTGTCAAAAACCTACAACCGTTGAATTAGGTTTTAAGAATAATATTTTAGATTATTGTAGTGAATTAGGTGAAGCGGGTTTTTTTGCTGGAGCCACACCCAATCCATATAATGAGAAGGAAGAAGGCGTCCATCTATATGAAAAAGGTAGAAATTTATTACCAAGAGATGATATTGTTACTGTAGGCAATGATATTTTGTTTACTAGTAATGAATGGAATTTTAGACCTTGGATGGCATGGTTTAAAAAAGTTTATGGTGATCAAGTTAATTTAGATATAGTTGAAAATTATTGTGAATATTTTGAAACAACATATTTTGAGAAATGCTTATCATTACAAAAGCATGCTTATATTCCTGACAATATTGATGATAGGCCCATAAGAGAAATAAATCAATATATTGAAAAATGGTTTCAAGATAATCCTGATATTGTTAATTCTGAAAAATTTAAAGCGGACGGGATGGGTTTTTGGAAGGTTGGTGGGTTTTGTGCTCCCCAATTAACAAGAATTGGTAAAGACTGTATAGTTGACGTTAGTGAAAGAGTAAACATAATCGATTGGATGGAAGAAAAATATCCAAACTTTAATTATATTTCTTCTGATATTGGAGGACATAATGATTCTTGTTTTGCGATGTTAAAACCAGGAGTGTGTTTGTCATCTTTCCATGTTACATATTATGATGAAATTATACCTAAATCTTGGACAGAAATTAGAGCATGTGATACTGTTGAGGATTTAGCTACACCTGAGGAGTTCCAAAAAATAAAATATCAAAATCAAGGTAAATGGTGGTTGCCAGGAGAAGAAAAAAATAAACATTTTCAAGAATTTGTTGATACCTATTTAAATCATTGGGTAGGTGAGATGATAGAAACTGTCTTTGATGTAAATGTTTTAATGGTCAACGAAGGAATGATGATATGTAATAATTATAATAAAGAATTATTTAAACAGTTTAAAGCGGTTGGAATTGAACCAGTAGTAGTACCTAACAGGCATAGATTTTTTTGGGACGCCGGTTGGCATTGTGTTACATTAGATGTGAGGCGGTCAGGTTCTCAAGAAGATTATGGATTAGGTAAGGCTTTATCTAAGAATAAAAAAAGACAACAACAACCTTTATGGTAAATAATATTCGATTAAAAAACTTGACATTGTGCCTGAAACCTGATATAATATAACTAGATAATGAGAAATGAGAGATAACCCTAAAAGATATAAATTATGTCAGATTTAAGAGAAACAAAATCAATGGTTGCCAAATTGATGGCAGAAGAGAACTTAGATGTTCAACATGGTAATTATCAAACCGCCATGTTTGATCTGAAAAATAGAACTCTTCTTCTTCCAGTATATAAATGGATGGATGGTCCTGTATATGACTTGATGTGTTCACATGAAGTTGGTCATGCGAGATATACCCCTGAAGATGGATGGCACCAAGCTCCTTGTGATAGAGGTAAGGGATATAGGTCTTTTATCAATATTGTAGAAGATGCCCGTATTGAAAAGAAGATTAAGAGAAAATTTCCTGGAGCAGGAAAACAAATGATTCAAGGATATGGGAAACTCCTTCAAGAAAATTTTTTTGGTATTCATGGGTATGATATTGATACATTGCCTTTGATTGATAAAATTAATCTTCATACCAAACTTGGTTCCGCATTGAATATACAATTTTCAGAAGAAGAACGTGAATATGTTAGAATGGTAGAGGAAACCGAAACATTTGAAGAAGTTTTGGAAGCTGTTGAGGCTCTTTGGAATTATGCGAAATCCAATGAATCTGAAACTGATAAGCATCAAGAATATAGTCAAATGTCAGAAGAAATGGAATCTAATGAAGAACCATTAATGACTCCACCCGAAGATGATGGCGGAGAAGAAAATGATGAATCAAATAGTGAAGAATCAGATTGTGATTCTCCTGTAGATAATTGTGAAAATTCTGAAAAAGAAGATGAAGAAAAAGAAGAAAATGGATCAAGTGATTCCGATTCTGAATCAGAAGAAGAAAAAGAAAAATCAAAAGAAACTAAAATGTCTTCTGGATTAGAAGGTGGAACTGGTCATCCTGGAGATGAATTTGAACCTTCTTCTTTTACTGATAATGAATGGCAGAAGCGTCAAGATGATTTGTTAGAAAATACTGAAGACAATGAAAAGACATCTTATCTTTATTTGGAAGCAGCAAAAGCTAATTTAGATCATTTTGTTGTTGATTACAAAAGAGTTTTTAAAGACATCGAAGAAGTAACTGCGAAGAGTGGCGGTTTTTTTGG